AAGAAGAAGACTTTAAAATCTAAAGCAGAGTGGATGAAACGACGTAATGAAGCTGTAAAATACCTAAATACTAACAGATCTTCCATGAACTCAGCACTCAGTGGGTTTAAAAACCTGATGGATGCTAAGGTTATGATCATAAATAAATTGACTAAGATCAAAAGTGTTGGTACATTCCTTGAAGAAGAGGGTGGTCTACGGGCTACTAATCCAGAGGGGTTTGTTGCCATCAAAGATGGGGCAGCACTCAAACTTGTCGATAGACTGGAATTTTCCAGAGCAAACTTTACAGCCGCTAAGGACTGGGGTTAATGAGATTTATACAATTCTTAAAAGAAGCAACTAAAGCCAAGGGTAAGACTGCTGCTGAAAAGAAAGCAGAAGCACAGGAAGCAGACAACCATGTAGCTATAACATTTGGTAGGTTTAACCCACCACATGCAGGTCATGGTAAGTTACTTGATGCTGTGAAGTCTCATGGTGGTGACTCAGGTAACTATAGAATCTATCCTTCTAGGTCTCAGGATCATAAGAAGAATCCACTAGGTGCTGACCAAAAGGTTGGACACATGAGGAAGTTATTTCCTAGTCATAAGGATGCTATCCAAAATAATGAAGCACATAGGAATGTCTTTGACATACTACGTGACCTAAATGATGAGGGTAAAGAGCATGTAACTATGGTAGTGGGGGATGATCGTGTCAAAGAATTCGAGAAGATCACTAACAAATACAATGGAGTGCACTATGATTTCAAGACTATTAATATCAAGTCTGCTGGTGCTAGAGATCCAAAGTCTGAGGATCCAGTCGAGAAGCTAAGTGCTAGTGGTCAGAGGAAGCATGCTTCTGGTGACGACTATGATAGTTTCCATGCTGGTCTACCTCAAGGTACCAGTAAGAAGTATGGTAAGACTTTAATGTCTGATGTAAAGGCAGGTATGGTACCTCCTAAGAAGGACAGTAAGAAGAAGACTACCAAAAAAGAATCTGTATGGGACTATGCACCTAAGCTAGACTACGATTCATTCAGAGATTTCTATATGCTCAATCAGATCTTTAAGGTCGGAGCATTAGTAGAGCATGACGACACAGGATTGCGTGGTCATGTAGTCCACCGTGGAACCAACTATATTATTATGAAGGACGATAAAAACATTGAGTTACGTGCTTGGTTACAGCATGTGACAGAGGTAACTGAGTTGTCTCCAGAGCAGGAGTTAGCACAAGATACCAGTAAGGACCAGTCTAACTACTCTGCTGATGATGGCAGTGGTAATACGTGGAAGGCAGGTACTGATACATATAGAATAGCACTTCAAGATATGACCCCTGGTCAAGAGGTCAAGAAGTTTTCTGACTTCAATGCAGAAATCAGAAATAATAAATAATCACGTATAGGAAAACCCTTTCTTTTAGGTTAAGAAGAAAATGAATTTAGAAATGCTAGTATCATCTGCTCTTATGGAGTACTCTCAAGTTGAGCAGCAGAGAATCCTTTTAGCGTTGGAAGAAGGAGCAACCCCTCCCACTCCACGTATCAAGAGAGGACTTGAAAAGGTGATGGAAGTTTTCAATACTTGGGAGCCTATCGTAGAAGGATATGCTGGCTTCCCTGTTGAAAGAGAGCACATCGATAAGAAGAAGCGTGAGCATGACAAAGATAGAAACATTGGTCGTGTTGTGCGTGACTTCGTTATCACTGGTAAGAAAGCTGACGGACGTTACATAGTAGTCGGTAAAAAAGGAGAGAAGACTGCTAAAGCACCAGAAGATATGGGCTTAACGGCTGTCAAAGAAGGTATTGACATTGAGATACTTCATCAACAACTACTTGCCGAAGCTAAGAAAGCTAAGAAGGTCAAGAGATGGTGGGATGATGATGGTGATGGTAAAGGATATGAGAAAGGTGAAGTCAAGAAAACTACCAAGGAAGACACCGACCTTATAAATAAACTACGTGCCTCTGGAGTATTCACTGAAGAGGAGCTTAAAAAGATAGCGGAGACTGACAATGAGTAATCCAAATGGTAAGTCTCCACAGGATAGCTATCTCAAAACCAAAAAGAAGGGTAACGTCACGGTTAACCCAAAGAAGGAGGATCTAATGTCCGAACTATTTCAAAAGAATTTAAAGAATGCACTTGCAGAGATAAAGCAGCAAGCAAAGCAATCAATTAAGGAAGCCGAAGTAGCTACTACTACTGATGGTACCAAAGAAGTATCTAAAAAGAAGTCTGCTGAGACTAAGAAGACAGGTGATGTAAAGCCTGAAACACCAACAGCATGTGAAGAGATCGATGACACACAAGCAAAGAAAGAGATCGCAGAACGAATGCGTCAACGTCTAGTTGCTTTGACTCAGGAGCATGACAAAAAGTATATGATTGACATAGCTGACCCTAAGTAAGGGTAAACTATTATACATAGAGTACTATACTCTAGTTGATCATGATTAACTTTTTAATGCCTATCGCTATTAGCATCATTAACAAGGCTATCGATAGAATTCCAGAAGATCTGGACTCAGTAATAAAAGATTTTGTTATTAAGATACTAAAGAAAGCTGCTGCCAAGACAGACAACAAAGTAGACGACGAGCTAGTCGCTGCTGTCCAGAAGGCACTGCTTGAATCTTAGTGCTTATAAATAAATTATAGGAAAATTAATTCTCAGAGGAGAAACAAATGGCAGTCTTTGGTACAATAGACGCTGCTACGTTTGGAAATAATGTCGCTGTCACAAATGGTGATGCTACTGTTACCAAGAATGCAGCTGATAGTGTTAACGTAGGAGATATCTTAGTATTAGATAGCGTTAACTATCTCGTAAGAGAAGTAACCAGCACAACCGCAATAGAATTACACAAAGTATATGCAGGAAGCACTAACGCTTCTTTGTCAGGTGCTGTCAGACGTACTGCTCCTAAAGCAGTCGCTGAATATGTAGTTAAGGGTGGTGACAGTGTAAGTTACGATCTAGTATTCGTTGATACTACAGAGCAAGCAATTGCTTCAAACAAGACACGTGGGATCACTGGTCCTGGTTGGTGGCAGTATAGAACATATACTTCACACAATGGAGACGAAAAGCATAAGGCAGAATACATTGCTCCTGCTAAGGCAGCAGCTGGAACTGCTGGTGACTTCACTGATGATACTCTCGCAGCAGATGTGCTCGAAGTTATCACAGTTGGTACACAACCTGCAAACTCTACTTCTTCTAGTGGTGCTGGAACATTCGTTGCTGCATTCACAGTGGATCAGTCAGGTACTAAGGTTTACAAGTGGCAAAGACAGACCAAGAATGCTACTACTCGTTGGGTAGATATCGTTGGCGGTGCTGGTGGACTTGACACTGGTATCACATATGCAGACTTCACTACAGCAACACTGGCTTACAGTGCACTTGCTAGTGATGCATTGGATGGATACAAGTATCGTTGCGTGTTAAATACAAGCAAGGGTGCAGAAACCAAGTATACAAACGGAGCTGCAACACTTACCTTCGGTAGTTAGTAATTAGTTTATTTTGTAATGCATTTTGAATCACTTAATGATAAAAACGCTTTGATGTTCGCTATTAAACACTACAATAACCCTCAATCGGTTACTGTAGATGATTTCATGGAGGATATGAAAAAGTTTAAGTACCTTAAGCGGTTACTTAAACGTTATATGAAGACTCGTATCCTCCGAGTGAACCTCATTCTAAATCATCTTATTATATTATTTAATGTGTTTGGTGATGCAACCATACCTTTACTAATGTATAAGTTGGATAAAGAGTATTGGTCTTTAGTTAAAACGTTTTTAATATACCTTAACAGATACCCAGAGTATCCTGCTGACCTTATGAAGGTTGATGCTGATCCTGACGTAGCTGATCTTTTAGAAGACCTATGATTAATGAAGATGCCCCAACAATGAGTGCTGGTAACGGTGGATTCTCTGGATCTGCTGCTGCCACTGGTCCTGTTGCTGGTTTCGATCCTATTCTAGGAGGTAGTGGTAAGGTAAAGAAGCGTAAGTATAAGAGGAAGCAAGTCAAGGAAGATGCAGCAGATAGGTATGGTAAGTCAAACTACCTGCCTTTTTTAGTGTCTTATGATGGTGCAGAGCAGTATGTATTGTATGGCAAGTCACCAGCAGAGATTAAGATACAACTTAGAAAGATATACAGACCAGAGAATCATAATAAAATAAAGGTTAAGAGACTTTATCCTAATGAAGTCATTCAGTGGTACTGGAAGAAGAGACAAAGGGCACTGACAGACCAATGAGTGAGACAACTAATACAGCAATTATTGAAAGACTGGAGGCAGTAGTCACCACCTTACAGGATAACTCTGTAAAGATGGGGCAACTTCTTGCTGTTCACAATGAGAAATTAGACAAACAGGATCAGATAGATGGGATACTCTTTCAGAAGATTGAAAGCCTTCATAAAGACCTTACCAGAGAGACCGAACTTATTAAGCAAGGTTGCGAGAGGGATATCAGAAAGGTGGATGATCGCTTACGAGCAATGGAAAAGAAGATGTGGTCTATTTTTGGTGCTCTTTCTATTATATCTTTCCTCGTTAGCATACCAGGCCAATCTGTATTAAGGAACTTGACAAGACCACCAGCACCTGCTACACTTGAAACATTCACAGCAGATGCATGGACTACGTTGAGGACAAGTACATTAGATTCCTCAATACCAGACTAGATAAGTTTAAGAACGTAAAATCAGGACTATACAACTTCCGTTGTCCCTACTGTGGTGACTCTCAAAAGCATCGCAATAAGGCTCGGGGGTATTTTTTTCTGAAGAAGTCTGAGTATATCTTTAAGTGTCACAACTGTGGCATGGGAAGGTCTCTTGGTAACTTCTTAAAGGATCACGCACCTGACCTGCACGACCAGTTTATACTGGAGAAATACAGAGCAGGTGCTACTGGTAAGGGTAGGCACACACCTAATCCAGAGTATAAATCTGCCAAGCCTAACTTTGTTAGCAAGGTAGCAGATTTGAAATCCATTGCTGATCTAAATAAAAAACATGCAGCAAGAGAATACTTAGAGAAACGACAAATCCCACAGGAAAAGTTATCCTCTTTGTATTACACTGAAAGGTTTAAGACTTGGATAAATTCTAAGAAACCTGGTACTTTTAAGAGTCTCCAGAATGATAGAGGACGTATCATACTTCCTTTAATAGATAAGGAAGGTAATTGGTTTGGTGTGCAAGGTAGGAGTCTCTTACCTAACTCAACGATGAGGTATATAACTATCATCTTTAATGAAGATCAACAGAAAGTATTTGGATTAAACAATGTTAATGAAGACAAACCAATCTACATCGTGGAAGGACCGATTGACTCGCTCTTCTTGGATAATTCCGTTGCGATGGTTGGGAGCGACTTTAATCCTAGGTCGCATCATTGGAGCAATTATATTTGGGTTTATGATAACGAACCTCGTAACCGACAAATCGTCGAGCGAATCTCCAACTCAATTGATAGAGGAGATAAAGTAGTCATATGGCCACAGCAGGTGACAAAGAAGGACATCAATGATATGATACTGGTGGGTCAGGATCCCCAGAAGATAATAGAAACCAATACCTATCAAGGTATACAAGCAAAAATAAAACTAACTGAATGGAAACGAGTATGACAGAGATCAGGGTCAAGAAACGCAACGGAAGAGGCGAAGAGGATCTTAAACTTGAAAAGATTCATAGGATGGTGGAGTTTGCTTGCGAAGGACTCGCAGGTGTATCTGAATCTCAGATAGAAATGAATGCCAATATACAATTCTATGATGGTATTACTACTGATGACATCCAAGAGATTCTTATCAGGTCTGCTAATGATTTAATCTCATTAGATAATCCTAACTATCAATTCGTAGCAGCACGATTGTTATGTTATGCTTTAAGGAAGGGTGTCTATGGTGATCATCCAGACTACCGTCCATTCATAGTAGATCATGTAGAGAATTGTATAGAGAAAGGTGTCTATGATGAGACAATCTTAAATTCATACAGTAGAGATGAGTGGAATACTATAGATAGTTTCATTGATAATGACCGTGACAATCTGTATACCTATGCAGGTCTACGTCAAGTCGTAGATAAATACCTTGTACAGGACAGGAGCACTGGTGAAGTCTTTGAGACTCCGCAGCAGATGTATATAATGATTGC